GTGATCTACATTCCTACCGAAGCCAGCTTACCTATTCTTGAAGCAAAACAGTAAACCTACACAGCCATGCCAAGCCGTCCTCCTTATAGTCCTTTCGCGCTGGAAGTTGCTGAGATAAAAGCAGCCAGAAGAAAGAAAGATATGCGCCTTGAGATAGCAACGAAAGTATTGATTGCCTACTTAAATAACCCAGGAGAAAATCTATTAACCGATTTACCAGATCGAGCTATTAAGATCGCTGACCGCCTCATGCGCTTAAATGAAGAATTTGAACCGGATAACTCTTGATAGTAGTAACCCTTCCTCTACTACATAGCAGCCATACTTGAAACTAAAACCGATACAGCCATGAACGACGAATTTATTATCACACCCGGCCCCACTCCAGATTCAGCTTTGAATCCACTGAGGGCAAACCTTTCCCGGCTGGCTCTTTCCGATGAGATCAACGATGAGGATAGAGAGGCGATCAAAGAATACATCGAAAATTTATAAAGCTATGAAAAAGCTAAGGCAATGGATCAACATCCGCAGGGACAGAAGGCTGCGGAAATGGTGTGTGGAACAAGCTGACACAAGAGCAATTGGGCTCTCCCTTGTGTCTTCGGCACAAGAGATTTACGACTGGATTACAATGCGTTTTGAATCAAATTCAAAATCTGGGCGTAAGACTGGTCAGTTTTGATGTATTTCGATCCCGTTGAAAAATAGATGCATACAACTGATCCTTCTTCAATTACAGTTTGAATGGTATTAACCTGTACTAATGCTTTGTAAGCATTATTCCCAGTGGTTACTTCAATAAATCCTTTCATAGCAGTAAAATTTAAAGGTTTGACGCTTACAAAGATAACAAAACTCGGCACTCCCGCAACTTTCATAGCAGAGAGTAAAAAGGTTTGACAGCTCCGCGCGGGAGTGCTGATTTACCCCTTTGGTCTAATGGAATGACGGCACGAAGTAAGGTGGGGGATTCGTGCAGGTAACGGTTCGAGTCCGCTAAGGGGTACAAAATAAAAGAATAGCCATGCAAGGACAAGAGTTTACATACAGCGAGGCGGCGTTGCGCGAGTTGGCCGCATGCCTTAAATCGGAGATGAGCGCACTGATCTGTAAACCCTACCCGCATTTCAGGAAAGAGTATTGCGGCGAGATTACCGCCGTTCAAGATGGCGGTGTAATCAGCGTGTATGCAGACTATTACATTAACCATGTGGGCGATTACGATCTTCAGCTTTCGCAGGCATACTTCAAGCCTGAAGGCGAGAAAGAGTACAGAATCCATGAACCCGATCCAAGAGATATAGAGTACTACTACGCAGAAGCAAACGGTTCCTGCTACCGTAAAGCAGGTTAGGTTCATTTAGGTTAGTATTTGGTTAGACGAGTGTTCAAATAATGTTTGGGAAAAACTTAGCTGACACACTCACCCCTCCGCCATCCGTGAGGCCCGCGGAGTTTTAAAGGACAAATCAAAACACTCAATACTATGGACAGGCATTTCGAGTTAACGGACAAATTTATAATCAATGCATTCGGCGCTAAGTTATTTCAAATCAAATGTACGCGTAAAATCAAGTATGCCGACATCGGTGATCTTGGAGGGTATATTGAAAAAGAAAATAACCTGTCCGGCGATGCTTGGGTGTCCGGCAATGCTCAGGTGTCCGGCGATGCTCAGGTGTCCGGCGATGCTCAGGTGTCCGGCGATGCTTGGGTGTACGGCAATGCTCAGGTGTACGGCAATGCTTGTGTGTACGGCAATGCTTGTGTGTTCGACAATGCTCAGGTGTTCGGCGATGCTCGGGTGTTCGGCAATGCTCAGGTGTCCGGCGATGCTCAGGTGTCCGGCAATGCTCAGGTGTCCGGCGATGCTCAGGTGTCCGGCGATGCTCGGGTGTCAAACGATAATGAACATTGTGGATTTGATTGTTTCGGGTCTGCTAATCGCCACACCCATTCCTATAAAACCAAATCAGGGAAAATTGAAATCACCTGCGGATGCTTCCGGGGGTCTATTGAAGAGTTTGAGAAACAAATCAAAGAGACACATCGGGGGAATGAATTCGAAAGGCAATACATAGCTATTGTCGAAGTGATAAAAATCAAGTTCGGGTTAAAATGACAGTATTATGGACTATTTAGCGGAACCCCAAAAGAAGATCAAAGCGGCCCTATTATCGGGTATCAGGCTGACGACCGCACAAGGTAACCGGATGGCCCAGACTGTGGATTTTCGCAAAATCATATCAAGATTGAAAAAGGATGGGATGGCGATAAAATGGTTTTGGAATGCTCGCAAAGACCAGGACGGTAAAATAGTCGCACGATATAAAACCTATTACTGTGAATCTCCGCTTCCCGCTAAAGGGACGAAGATCGATGGTTTTGGAGAACCGAGTTTTAACGAAATGTTCTGGAATCAGTAAACATAAACTACGCTAAGATGAAACAATTTAAAAGTACTAAACGCGCAGAACGGAGAGGTCATTTAAAAACCGTATGGGATCAGGTGTTACAGAAGTTTGTTTGGATGCGCCGAACCACTAATGGAAAGTGGGTTTTGTATTAAGACAGCCCGGAAAGACGGGCAACTGGACAGGCAGCCACCGGGGACGCCCGGATAAGTGGCAGGCAATGATGCGGGGAGTGCGCCCTTAAGATGTACAGCAAGACAGGGCCAACACAAACGAAGCCGACAGATACCCTTTCTCGCGGGTAAGATTCAAAGCTGTCGCCGGGGCAGAACCGGCCCTGTCCGCAAAGGAGACCCTAATCTCCCTCAAACCTCAAAAATTGTAGTTATGGAATCAGAAAACAAACTTACCGTGATCGAGGACAACAGTATGTTGGTCTTCGGGTCGCAAAACAACTTCGAGAACGCCCAAAGGATGGCAAAAGCCCTTTGCAGTTCAACAATCGTCCCGGTGATGTACCAGGGAGAAAAGAACCTTCCCAACTGCATTGTCGCCCTTGAGATGGCTAACCGTATCAAGATGTCCCCCCTGATGGTTATGCAGAACCTTTATATCGTACATGGCAATCCGGGTTGGTCGTCCAAATTCCTGATTGCGGCACTAAACGTCAGCGGTCGTTTTTCTCCGATCCGCTACGAGTGGCGCGGAACCGAAGGACAGGACGATTGGGGATGCCGGGCGTGGGCTTATGACAAATCGGGCGAAAAGCTAGAAGGCGCTTGGGTGGACATCAATATGGCCAAGAAAGAGGGTTGGTATTCCAAAAACGGTTCGAAATGGCAGACGATTCCCCAACTGATGCTTCAATATCGCGCCGGGGCATTCTTCGCCCGGACTTACGCTCCTGAGATCGGAATGGGCATGCAGACCGCTGAAGAACTCTACGACGCACGGCCTATCCCGGTAGAAGCAAGGGTTATTCCCAATGAGATCGATCCTGAAACGATTTCCACCGAGCAAGAGGCCAAAGACGCGCTTTTAAAGGGTCAGATCGACAAAGCCAAGTACGACGAATTACTCAGCAAGGCCCTGGGAAGAAAAGACGAACCGGAGGAAAAGAGCTTTGCCGAGCAGCAGGTCGAAAACAACGCTTTCGGTTTGAAAGATATAGCCAAAGAGCATGGAACAGCTACAGAGAACTCCTGAATGGTATTCGGGCAGATTGGAAATGTTTACGAGCTCGGAGCTGGACGATCTCCTCTCCGAGCCCAAAAGTAAAGCCGGCAAGAAGGCAGGAAAACTTTCCGAATCGAGTAAGGATTACGTTTACGACAAAGTATCCGAGCAGATCACCAATGGAACAATCCTCGATTACAAGGAACTCAACAACAAAGAGGTCAAATGGGGACAGCAGTATGAAGACGAGGCCCGAATGCAGTATGAAGCCAGAACGGGTAATAAAGTCGATTTGTGCGGCTTCATACGCTATAACGAATATTTCGGCGGTTCCCCGGATGGATTGGTAGGTGAAGATGGAATCATTGAGATCAAGTGTCCTTACAGCGGGAAAGTTTATGTAAAGTACCTCCTATTGGAGACACAGGAGGATTTGAAGAAGCTGAACCGAGGGTATTACACCCAGATTCAGGGGAACCTGATCGTAACAAGTCGAAAATGGTGTGATTTCATAGCATACGATCCCAGGGTTCAAAATCCGGATTTGGCCCTTAAAATACTTCGGGTAGAACGGGATGAGCCTTTCATCGATTTTTGCCTGAAACAGCTTGAAAAGGCCAATAAGTACAAAGAAGAGATCAAAAGTAAACTTTTAAAAATGATCGCATGATGGATGATATTCTGGTGGAGTATAATGGGGAGTTACTGCCCGAAACAATGGCTGGCAGGCTCGAACCGCTTTGCAGGGAAGCCCACGATATACAGCAGTATCTCAACGCCCCTTATTCCGGTGAAATAAATGTCTTGCTCGACCGGCTATCCACTCTCAACGTCTACATGGCCCGATCCGGTGAGATGCTTGCCGAGGCTGTTTTCCTGCAGGAGGAAGCCATCAACAGGGCTTTCGAGGAAAACAAAGATCGAATCGATTGCATGGCGGCCACGGTGGCCAACAAATACCTGACGAGTTGCTGCCGGCATGAAAACAGGTTAGTCAAGTGGTTGGACCGGATCAACGCCACCTGCAAACATCAATCTGATAATCTCAGGACGCAGATAAGTTTCGTAAAGGAGCAGGTTAGATTGGATGGGAGGTGTTACCAATGAATTACAAGGACAAATTAGACCGAATTTTCAGCGAATATGTCCGACTGAGGGATTCCGACAGCAACGGTTACGGACGCTGTATTTCGTGCGGAAAAGTAGTTTTCTGGAAGGATGCGGATGCAGGTCATTATGTCAACCGGAAGCACATGAGCCTGCGGTTCGATGAATGTAACGTGAATCTGCAATGCAGGAGTTGTAACAGGTTCGACGAAGGCAATATGATCGGATATTATCACGGTCTTATCGAGAAGTACGGGGATAAGGTTATTTCCTATTTGGACATCAAAATACACAAAATCAGTAAAATCGGGCCGACCGAATATGCGGTGCTTATAAAGCACTATCAGCAGGAGGTTAAAAGGCTTAAAGAGCAAAAAGGATTGTAAAAAATATAAGTAATGGCAAAACGATTTACAGATACCGATTTGTGGGACAAAGAGTGGTTTATGTCTCTCTCTTGTAAGCATAAATGCCTTGTCCGGTTCATCTTCGATAAATGCGACCAAGCGGGTGTTTGGTCGGCCAATTGGGCGCTTGCGTCAGCTTACATAGGCGATCGGGTCACCCATGATGATTTGTCGGCATTGTCGGGAAGAATTGAGCAAATCGGCGCAAACAAATATTTCATCCCGGACTTTATAGAATTTCAATACGGGCAATTGACGGAATCGTGCCGGCCTCATAAAAAAATCATCTCACTTCTTCAAAAACACGGTTTATATGAAAGGGTATTGAAAGGGTATCCAAAGGGTATTGATACCCTTGAAGAAAAAGACACATACAAGGAAGAAGAAAAAGAAGAAGGGGGTATGGGGGAAACACAACCACCATCCGAAGGCTCGGATTTCACCTCAGAGCTCTCAATCGTTCAACAAGAATTGCAAACGCAGACAATCTGGTTGGATCAGGTAGCTATGCAGCGTGGATTGAAAAACACACAGGAGGCTCGAATGTGGCTTGAGAAATTCTTCGGGGAACTTCGCATCCGAGGAGACACGGTAAAATCCCTACATGACACGAAAAGCCACTTTGCGAGCTGGCTAAAGATTCAACTGGACAAACAAAAACCTCAGAAAAATGGAAAATATATCCCAACACGCATCTCAGGATCGGATTTCGATTGACGGGATTATCAAGTCCCTTCAAATTCAACGTGAGGAAAAATACCGCGCTGCCATCCGCAAGAGAATCGTTTTGGACTATTCCCCGGCAGATTTCACCAGATTGATGAAAGCTTTTGCGGAGCTCGTGATGTCCGAACGCGGAGAGTATTCCGAGTTCACGATAGACTGCAGTAACGAGCCGGTCATACTCGAACTCTACAAATACTCGACAATGGATAAATCTTTCTCTGGAAATTTATTCCTCGGAGTTGCCCTGATCGGGAGCTATGGTTGTGGAAAATCCCTGATAATGGACGCTTATTCAAGGTTGGTCAATCAGTTCGTCCAGTCGAAAGGATTGCAGGTTTGCCCGGTTCTGTTTAAAACAAGCATGGAGTTGTACAACCTTGCCAAATCAGGTATCACAAGCCAAATGCTTCATACTCCGCTCGTGATTGACGAGATAGGCCGGGAGCCCAAAGTCGCCAAAGACTACGGCAATGAATCAACCCCGATGATCGATCTTCTCTTTGAGCGTCACCGCAAAGGAACCATAACCCACGCTACCGGAAATTTCACGCTTGAATCTCTTTCTGAGATGTATGGGAAGATGCTTGGTGACAGATTAAAACAGATGTTCAACTTCATTAAGCTAAACGGAAGTAGCCGTAGATAAAGCATGAAAGATAACTACACCTGTTCCGAAGTTGCCGACACCAGATGTCACGACAAGGAAAGATTTACCCTCCTGATGAGTTTGGATGAACTGTTAAACTACTTCAAAAGCAAAGAGAAATGACCGTCCTTGAAGCTATCGAGCAACTGACCGCCGAGCGAAAAGAGAAAAGAATCGAGCCGCTGAACATTGTTTTCCGGAGTATCTACGACAAACTCTCGATCAGTTGGTTCGAGATGGTCGAAGAGCTCGAAAGGCTGAAAGAAGCAGGATTAATCCACATCGGGGATACGCCGAAAGACAGATACGCAAAACTTAAAATCTACCGCAATGAAAGTCGAAATCAACCAAACGATCAACCCGGAAATGGTAACCCTTTACAGTCATCGCACCGGTGAATTTATCGACGAAATCCCCACTGAGAAGGTCAAAGACCTGCAACACCTTTCGGGGGGGTATTTCAGGTGACACGCAATCAGATCAACAAGATTAAACGGGAAGCAAAACAGCAAGACAATGACATACCACGAGTTTGAAGAGAAAAGATGGGGAAAAGGCGACCTGATCGTATTCAGGAAATATCGCCGGAAAGTTATCGGGGTCAATTTCGAAAGCGGTTGGATTCAAACGAGAACCCGGTACTCCAGACGTAAGATTTGGGTGTATTACGGGGATTGTGAAACCGTCCCGTCCGGGGCACAGAATAACGAGAGATGACAACCGACAAGAAAATACTTGATGCCTGCTGTGGTGGTAGAATGATGTGGTTCGACAAAGCAGATCCGGATGCGATTTACATGGATATTCGGGAAGAAGAATTTATCGCATGTGACGGTAGGCGTGTTCGAGTGCATCCGGATCTGATAGCTGATTTTCGGAATATGCCTTTTGAGGATGAATCCTTCAAACTTGTAGTATTCGATCCGCCGCATTTTAACCGGTTGGGCGCAAACAGTTATACCGCACAAAAGTATGGCCGATTATTCCCGTCATGGGAAACGGATCTAAAACGAGGCTTTGATGAATGTATGCGGGTTCTTGAGCCGTTCGGGATCTTAATTTTCAAATGGAATGAGGTTCAAATCCCGGTTAGCAAACTGTTGGAAATTTTCGGACAACAACCCTTGTTCGGTCATAAGTCCGGTAAAGCCTCAAAAACCCATTGGATGTGTTTTATGAAAAGATAATGAAATGAAAAGCAAACGAGCAGAAGAATTTATCAATAACCGCTCTGAGCTGATTGACGGCCTAGAGTGGATGGTTGACGCATCAACAGCCCGTCGAGCCGTCGAGCTTGCCGAGCAGGACGCAGAAGAGGAGATCGAAGATAAATGCAAAGGATTCGTAGAAATACTCGAAACATTACAGGAGGAACACGAACAACAGATTGAGGCATTGAAAAAGCGAGCGGTGGAGGCGTTCGGCAGTTTGGATTTTACGGAATTTATGACGGCTGAATGTGTACAGGATTTTGATAACGTTAAATGCAAATTACGAGGATTATTCATTCAAAAACTCAACGATCTATGACCTTTACTACCCCCTGCTTTGTTCGGGTTGAGAATCCGGAGAAGCGAAAAGAGTTGACCGAGTGGTTAAATAACATAGGGCGGAGACCGACATCATATTCAGAATCAGATCGCTCTCCGTGGTTTATTGCCTATGCGACGGGAAGATTCAGCCAGACTAATGGATTTCACATCCACCCGGAAATGGCTCAAAAGAATGGATATATAAACTGCGGCAAAAACATCGAGCTGTTCAAAGCCCTGGCGGCGATGAATGACGAGAACGACCGGGAACAGTGGTTTGTGGAAGAAGGAAGAATGTTCAAGTGCACGTCAGACAAGATCAACGGCTATTCCTATCACTGGATGACCACCCGCAAAGCCACCGCCGAAGAGATTGTCGAATACTTCAAAAATAAAGAGAGATGAAAACACCCCAAGGAGTAATCAGAGGCATTATTACCGATCCAGATACAGGAGAACAGATAGAAACATATGCCAGAATTCCAGTTAGATTAACACCTGAGGCTCTGGCGAAGGCTTATGCGGCTAAGGCCATGCAAGAGCGTTACCAGGCTGAAATGGGTAAGTATGATGAAATTCAGCAAGCTGTGTTTTGCGAGATTTACGATGATTTCATGAAAGGCTTTCAACTCGGATTCGAGCGACAAAATTTCAGTTTAGAGGATTTTTACAATCATAAAACAGCACAGCGATGAAAACACCCCAAGAAGCGGCCAGAGAGTACGCGCACGATCATATTGCAGAGCGCTGCAAAAGTACTAATTGCAAAGAGTTTGATTGTCGGCCTTTTGACAGAAATGTAGCAGGGTATCACACCAGGTGTCGGGCCCGCTATCAGGAGTATCGGGATGGTTTCCTCGCCGGTGATGCTTTCGGCTACCGCAGAGGTCTGGAAAAGGCATATCGGTGGATCAGCGTGATGGATGAGCTTCCAGATGACGACACTCTGATTCTTACAAAAGATACTGATTGCCATATAGATTTAATCCGTGGATGGCAGTTGAAAGAACGCATCAAACCTTATGCTGTACAAAATTTCTACACCCACTGGCGTCCCATCGAACCCGTAAATAAGTAAGTCATGCGCATATTACCGGAATCAGGCATAACCAACGAAATGATCTGCCAGACGGTAACCCTGTCTTTAAGGAGAAGATCACCGTTGAAAAGGACTGCTATTACGAACAGGCTTTGAACCTGAAAAACTTTATCAAACGCCTCAAAAGAAGAGGACTAATCGAACGAGTAAAGGAGTAAGAAGATGAAACCGAAATTTAAAGGCACGCCAGGAAAGTGGAAAACCTATAAAGGCAATGATCGCTGGGTAGTAAGAGGGGGCAATATAGTAGCAGTCGTTCACGATGGCAAACATGATGGCTTACGGGGCTGGGAAGATCAAGACATTATCGATGCGAATGTTCGTCTTATCGCCGCCGCCCCGGAACTACTGGAAGCCTTGCAGAAAACCAACGATCTACTCAAAGACCTGGACAACACGCACACCGGGGATAGTAGGTACGCTGACTTCGCGATTCAGTACTCGGAAAACAGAAAGTTGATTGAAAAAGCATTGGAGGGTTAGCGATGTGGACAAATGAAAGTCAACAAAAGGTACTGATTCAGGCTCTCGAAAAATTTGGAGCACCAGCGCAAATCAATATGGTCATAGAAGAATGTGCCGAACTGATCCAAGCCATTCGAAAACACGACCGGAAGCCAAGTGACGCAACCCGAAATAACCTACTGGAAGAGATGGCGGATGTACTAATCTGTGTCGAGCAATTGGTTTATATCAGTTACGCTTACGAGGACATTCCAAAGATCATTGCCCGTAAAATTAACAGACTGTCCAAACGGATGGAGAAAGGAGAATATTAGCGATGAGCACAACAATCAAAATGTGGGCGGTGTTTGATCCGGAAGGGAAACCCGTAGAATGGTCACTACGCCCGAACGAGGAATGGTGTATTGAAGATTTCATCGGCCAATCCTCGTGGGGCAATTACGAGAAAGAGAGTCACACCTGCCGCCCTGTGAGGGTCACGATTGAAGAACTGCCGCAAGGCGAAAAATAAAAAGGAGGGTGTCCGCCTCACCCTCCAACGACTAACCCAAACCCAATGTTATGAAAATTGGTAATGCAAATATAACAAAAACCTGAAATATGAAAAGAACCTTACTTTATTTTCTTCTTGCCTTTATAGCCGTGATTCTTGCCGCCTGTGAGCTCAACAAGACCAAGCCAGGCAAGATCATCTTCGACCGTGTTCCCTTCGTCTATGCCACGATAAACGGCCAACGGGAGCTATTCTTAATAGATACCGGAGCGTCTACATCTATGCTGGATAAAAATCTCTGTGACGAAGTGAAAATCTACTACATGGCTACCGGCTTAGAGGTAATCGGCGTAGACGGAACCTCGATCCATCTAAAGACCACCGGAAGAATCCCGTTCACGCTCGACAGCATCCCGTATTCGGCCAGCTTCGCGGTACAGGACATGACCAGTCTGCGGAGGGCCACGGGAAAGAACGTAAGAGGGTTGATCGGCTCGGATGTGCTGGGATTTTACCGGTTGACGGTGGATTTTAACAAATGTGAGTTGAGATGATTACTGAGACTATCATTAATGAAGTTGCCCGCAAGGTTGAAGCGGTAACCGGATTTTCCCTCGAAGAGATTAGGAGTAAAAGCAGGTACTGTCCGCTCGTTCGGTCCAGGGTTATTCTCGCATACGAATTAAGGCGGTGGAACCTGACGTATATCGAAATAGCTAACGCGATAAACAGGAATCATTCAACATTGACGCATTATTTTACAGCCTATAGGGATAGATACGATACCGATCCCGTATTTCGTAAGATGGCAAATTGTTCTAAAGGTAGACAAACCCTATAAGGGAAACAGTAATAAATGCGGTTGAAATTGGACTAAAAGTAGAATTGTCTAATGAAGGCGGTCAAAGCAAGAATTAAAAAGTACAAAAAGTAGTCGGATGGGTGCAAGTTTTGATAATTACGTGTCTGAACGATACGATGATTGGGTAGCTTACACAGAGGCATTATGCCTAAAATACGGGGTGAAACTGGAAGCGCGGGAGGTCGTAAACGAATCCTTCCGCGTACTGCTTGAGCGCAACGGGTCCAAACTCGACCGACTGATAGCCGCAAGACCGGGGCGTAAACCGGTAGCCGAATTTATGATGAAGCGAATTATCCGATTTCGTGTGTCATCCCCTCGATCGAGCATTCGGTATAGGCCAGGTCAAAAATTCACGTCCGAATCTTTGGAAGAAACACCGGAAACATTCTCCGATACGAATGTAGATTATTCTGGTTTTATGCAGTCTATTTTGGAGCAGGCACCGTTTACCGATCTCGAACGGCGGATATTCGTGTGGGTTGCTGTCGAAGGGAAAAGACTGGACGACTGGCCGGGAGAGGAAAGCCGTAGAAAACTATTTTACAAACAGCGAAGTGCAATTTTAAAAGTGAGAGCGCTTCTGCATCGAAAAGGAATTTTTAAAGAATAATTGCAGTGAATTCGGCTTTTTGTCGGATTTTTTTGTTCCCGTTTGCACTTTTTCCCGGCTCATTCTCTTTGAAAGAAAGTACCGTTAAAATGGCAGCACCGAAAAAGAATACTTACTGGAAACTGGCAAAAGGATTTCCATCAGGATCAGACAGGAAATACACCCCGCAGGAATTATGGGATAAAGCCGTCGATTATTTCAAATGGGTGGAAGATAATCCTTTGTTAGAAGAGAAGTTATTTGGAACAGGCCTAAAAGATACCGTAAAAAAAATGCGGGCCATGACCATCATAGAGTTCTGTGTGTTCGCAGGGATTGCGCGTTCAACATTCCAACTTTATGAAAAGGATGAAGCTTATTCGGTCATCACCGCGCGCATTAGGGATATTATCTACGATCAGAAGTTCACAGGAGCCGCTGCGGGGCTTTTGGAAAGCAACATTATCGCGCGGGAATTGGGTTTGGTCGACAAAAAAGATGTGACGACAAACGGCCAAAACGTAACCGCGTCCCCCTTGAACGATTTACCCACGGAGGCGCTATTGGAAATCGAGCAAATAGCTAAAAAGTATGGCAAATAGCGAACAAAGTTCCTTTACCGATCTCCGGTACTTATCCGAGGTGATCGCCCGAAAGAATTTCGAGCGGTTCGCCTTGTACGTAATGCCGTCTTTGGAGCTATCGCCGTTCCATCGGGCTTATTACCAGGCTTTGGAACTGTTTGCCCGTGGTGCGATTAAAAAACTGATTGTAACGGTACCGCCCCAGCATGGCAAATCGCTCGGATCGTCGCAGCTTCTCCCGGCCTACCTATTAGGGCTGAACCCGGAATTAAAAATCGCCCTCGCTTCATACGCATTCACGCTGGCAACGAAATTCAACAAACGGGTACAGCGCGTTATTTCGGATGCGGCATATCAAAATTTATTCCCTGACACATGCCTCAAATCGGGCTCCCGGCAATCGGTCGCAGGATCGTACCTACAAACCTCGGAAGAGTTCGAAATTGTCGGTTACGGCGGATCGTTCCAGTCGGTCGGAAGGGGTGGCGGTCTGACGGGTAACAAGGTAGATATAGCGATATTGGACGACTTGTACAAAGATGCGGCGGAGGGAAACAGCCCGACCGTACGGGAAAGCGTTTGGGAGTGGTACACGTCAGCCGTTAAAACCCGTCTGCATAACGGATCGCAGGAACTTATCGTTTTCACCCGCTGGCATGAGGAGGATTTGATCGGCATACTGGAGGACAAAGAGGGCGTGCGGGTGCTTGGTTCTTTTTCAGAGATCAACCCCGATTACACAGGTTGGTATAAACTCAACTTTGAAGCGATCAAAGAGAGCGAACCCACCGAGATCGACCCGCGCCGTTACGGTGCCCCGCTTTGGCCGGAGCGTCACAGCCTCGAAAGCCTGGAGCAGCGGCGCGCGCTCGATCCATTCCGCTTTGACTGCATGTACCAGGGGCACCCGTCGTCCAAAGAGGGCCTTTTGTACGGTGATAACTTCAAAACCTATGACACCCCGACCGGCTCGGACGAAATCATCCGGAAAGCCAATTACACCGATACCGCGGACACCGGCACGGATTACCTGTGCTCGATCTGCTACGACGTGCTGAAGGGGGGGCAAATCAACATTACCGACGTACTATACACGCAGGCGCCAATGGAGGAAACCGAACCGGCCACCGCGCAAATGTTACTTCGTAACGGCACCCGTGCGGCACTGATTGAAAGCAACAACGGCGGGCGCGGGTTTGCCCGGAACGTGCAACGCAAAGCCACGGCGGTACATGTTGAGTGGTTCCACCAATCAGGTAACAAGGAATCCCGCATTCTGACCAATTCCGCCACGGTACTGCAAAATATCCGTTTCCCGGAAGGCTGGCGCCTGCGTTGGCCGGAGTTGTACGCGCACCTCACCACCTACAAACGATTATTCAAAGCAAACAAGAACGACGATGCACCGGACGCACTGACCGGGATCGTCGAAAAGGAGATCATCAATAAAAACAACCGGATTCTATACATGGGATAGGATCGTAAAACTTACAATTATGGCAAGACCAAAAAGAGACCAGAACGCCGCAGCCGTGGCGGATTATCAGGAACCGAAAGATACCCGCACGCCGTATCAAATCCTGCTCGACCTGCTCAACGCGGCGGAAAGCACCGCCGGGGAGATCGT